TAAAACTGGTCCAGCGGTTTCTCTTGGCCGCAGGGTCCGGTACACGTCTTCATCCATCAGAGTGTACTAGATCCAATCCTATAACTTCTTGTAAGTCAAGAGAATTGCACCTTGGCGGTGAACTGGATGGAATCGCCCGAGTTCAGCGCCTGGGACAGCCCGTCGAAGATGGCGTACAGCACCCCACCGGATGGAGGCGAGCCCGAGCCCGCGGCGTCGAAGATACCGACGTTGGTAATGGTCTTGGACCCTGCGGCGGTGATGGTGCCTACCACCTGATGGGTGTCGTTGGTCACGGTGGTGGTTACCTGGGTGCTGGTGCCCGAGACGCGCGCCTCGGTCGCCGCCGTCGACAGGTCCGTGCTCGCTGCAGAACCAGCGCCGGCACCGGTCCCCCAACCAACAAAGTGCGGCTCGGCCTGCGTCGGCGTTGCGCCGAACATACGCCCGCTCAGGATTGCTTTACCCACGGTAGGAACAAGTGAAGCCACTTTCGAGAGTCCTCCTTTCGCTCATTGGAAAAACTGGCGATCGTGCCCAGATCCTCCACGGGCCGCTCTGCACAGTCGAGCGGACACTGCGCGTGCACCGGACAGGCGCGGATGATCCTCGCATCCAGGCTGCCGGCGGTCGGTTCCTGAACCATCAGCCGGCATACTTCAGGTCTTCGAGCGAATTGGGCATGTTCGCGACCGCGGTCTCAAGCGCCGTTACTCGCGCGACCAGGGTCTGCCAGTCATCCGGCAGCGTGATGGTCACCACCGTGCCCGAGCTGAGCCGATAGCTCACCCGTAGACGGCCGGTGTGTATCCAGAACCCATCGGTGATGTGGTCGCTGGGAATAACCGGCGCCTGGGTTGTCATCAGGCATTGACCACCCGAGCACCTGGCCGCTTGATGACGATGCTCGCGTGCACTCCGCCCTGCGACTCGCGATTGTCGCGACGGTACACCGCGGCCTCGATCTGCTCGTAGACCCGGCGGTAGTCCTCCTCCCTGGTAAGACCCAGTTCGGTCATCGCCGCCACGCGCTCGAGTCCGAGCCACCATTCAGCGTCGACCACGTCGGGCGTATTGGCGTCACCGGTCAACGGCGTGCCGTCCAGGCACAGGCCGTCACGCTCGACCTTGATCTCCTTCACCATCCCGCCGACCAGCGAGTGCAGCGCCGCGACCTCGTTCTGGTTCTGGAGAAAGCGGGTGTGACCACCGAACGTAACGCGGAAGAATCCAGGGCCGAACGTACAGTCGGACCGATGCGCTGCGGCGACGCTCAGGTACTCGGTCCGACCGTGCTCGTCGATCACGACGTAGTGAAGGTCCCGTCTGCCGAGTAGGTCGTGATGCCGTTGGCGACCGCGGCGATGCGGTAGTGGTACAGCGTGCCTGTCGTCAGACCACTCAGCGGCTTGCTTTGCGCACCGACTCCCGAGCCCTGGGTGTTCTGCGATCCGTATGCCAACGTGGTGCCGTAGTCGACCCAGTTCAGCGAGTTGGGCGCGAGCGTGAAGTTGATAGTCGCGCCTGACACGGTGATGCCCGACACCGAGATCGCCGTGATAATCGGCGCCTGACCGCTTGCCCCCGTTGGCGAGCCGTTGGGAAAGACCGCGGTCGCCGCGGACGCATTCGCTGGCCACCCCGCCGGCCCTGGTGGCGCCTGGCCGGTTTCGTTGCCGCGCCAGTCGACGGGCGTGTGGGTCCAGAGGCCCATCGCGGCGCCGACCTGCGAGCCGATTCTGCCTCCGTCAAGTGGCATGGCTTACACCTTTTGCCTCGTGGGCGGCGGAGGAGCGGGGTTGGACTTCGCAGCCGGTGGCGGCGTTTCGGCCTTGGCTTTCGGTGCCGCGCGAGTCGCGTTCTGCTCGTTCCACTCGACGAAGTTCTCGATGGTCTCCTCGCCGGTGATGGTGTAGCCAATCCGCAGATACATCTCGGCGTTGGTCGCCGGCGCGATGATGGTCTCGCCGTCGGTCTTGAGAAAGTGGAAGTAGAGCGTGCTTGGCGGAGTGACCGCCGGGCCGTTCTCGTGAATCAGGTTCGCCTGCGCGACGAAGTCAGTGGGTGTTTCGCTCATGTTCGACTCCTCCGTCTGGACTCGTCGATCGGGTCTTTGCCAGTGCCCTCGATGGTGGTTGCCTTCGCACCTTCAGCACCGAGCTTTCTCTGCAAGTTTTCCAGAGACTCGTCCGTCTCTATACCGCGCAGCAGTGACGGCTCCGGTTCGTCGCGGTACTTCACGTCCACCACTCGGACCACGCCGCCGTGCGCGCGGATGTCCTTGATGGTCGCCTCCAACTGCTCGGTGGTCTGCGAGTCGATGGTCTCGGTGTCGATCAACGTCCCCAGGGTCGGGTCCTTGGTGTCCGCCTTGCGGATGGCGTTGATCAGCTTGGCCCGCTTGCGCTGCTCGGCGATGACCTCCGGACGGACCAGCGTCTCCCACTCCTGCACTTCCGACATCGTCTCGCCGCGGGCGGCGACGTCGGTCAGCAGGTGAAAGCCCAGGTCGGAGTAGAGCGCTCGGTTCTGCGGGTCGGACTGGAGTTGGACGATGTCACCGTTCGGGGTCGCGTACCAGCGCAGCGGATAGTTGTAGTTCTGGCCGCGCTTGAGCGGGATGTCAGTCCGCCCAAGCGTCTTTTCGACCATGCGGTCGATGAACGTTTCGGTTGCCATATTCGAGTGTAGACGCGGCTTACGCCGCGCCTTTGGCCCAGACGCCGAACGTCGGACGCATCATCTGGTGGCCGTAGATTTCCTCCACCGCCAGTTTCCAGGTGAATACGTCGATGTCATAGAAGATGTGCGACTTGGGGCTCCGCTGGAGAATGAGCGCCAGTGCCTCCCGATGGAAGATGAAGCAATTGGCCTGACCGCCGGCTGGCTTCACCAGGTTGGTGGTGATCCCCAGGTTCAGCCCGTACATGTCGCCGAGCATGCCGCTCTTGGCCGGCATCGAGGTGTTGCCGATGTACAGAGCGTTCGACCAGCGGTCGAGTGCCAGTTTGGCGACCTTCTCAGCCGGGCTCATGATGAAGAAGCGCTCGGTCTGCGGCGCGTCGGCGTTGTCCAGGAGCTGCACCGCGGAGAGCACGTTGGCGTCACTCAGCGGCGTGCCGAGCGTGCCGACGGTCTGGGTGAAGCCAGCGACGTCGACCGCAAGCGCCGAGTCGATGTCTTTCGCCAGCGCGTAGCCGAGCTTCTGCTGGTACTCGTTCTGGACGTCGACGATCGCCTGCACCTTGACGATGTCCTCGATGCCGAGCGCCGCATAGCTCCAGATGTTGAGCGTGATGGTGGTCGCGGTTTCAGCGACGGTCTCGTAGACGATCGCGGTGTTCTCAGCCTTCGCGCGAGCCGCCAGGTTGCCGATGCTCGCGACCTTGACCGTCTTGCCTACGCTGGCGTCGTTCTCGAAGCCGCGGTTGACGCTCTTGGCGAGCAGCAGATTGGACTCTGTCGCCCGAAGAACCTGTTTGCTCCAAATGTCCGGGGAGAAAATACCATCGGAAATTGTCTTATCAACAAATTCGAGTGCGCCCGTGGCCACTTCGGATACCCCCTAATATTGTCACTAGCGCTAGTTGCTAGTGCTGTCGAACGGGTATCCCTCGGGTGGACCGATGGCGTACCCCTGGCTTTGGCTTACCGTTCTCGTCGAACAGCGCCTCATATTCTGCGAGCGACATTGCGGCGACCTGTTCGTCTGTCACTTCGCGGACGCGACCGGGGGTACCTGAGTCGCGCTCGGGGACAGGCTCGTCACCGTTGATCTCGTTCATCAGCGACTTTCGCAGTGCGGGCAAGCGCTTCTGCAGCTCAAGCTCGACTCGCCGTTCGCTGACGTACTCGATGTATTCTGCCACTCCTTCGGCGTGGCTCTTGCCGGCGCCGAATGTCTGACCCGAAACATCCTTCTGGACGGACTCGGGCAAACGTTTCTGGAACAGCGTGATGCCGTCCATGAAGGGGACCGCGGCCTGGGCTGCTTGCTGCGACGCGACCTGCTGTTGCAGCTCGCGCTGAGTCATCTCGCCCAGGGTGTAGAGATCGTTGTTGGCGGCCGCGTCGAGCTTCCGCTGTTGCTCGGCGTCGCGTTCCTGCTTGGCCTGCAGCGCCTTGACACGGCGCTCCGCGACGTTGCCGACCAGCCCCGAAAAGACGTCATCCTTTTCGAGCTCGTCGTACGGCACGTTCTTGAGAATCGACCGCAACGCTTCCTTCGGGTCCTTCGCGTCGCGGACCTGAGCAAACCAGTCAGGCAGCGGCTTATCGGACTCGCCTTCGGCTGGGGAAGTGCTGGCCTCGGGCGAATCCGATTGCTGTTGCGGCTCGTTGTTGGAGGGCACCGAGTCGCTGACCTCAGCGCGTTGGGGTTTAGCGGCGCGCGCTGAAGCCCCTGTCGATGACGACTCTTCTGCAGGCTCGTCGTCGACCAGGTCGGGGTGGATGGACTTCTCCCAGTCGCCAGGCATCTACTTCTTCCCCTTCGCTGCCGCTCGCTGCGTCGCGTAGGCCGCGGCAACTGCCTGCTTCACTGGTCGGCCGCTCTTGACCATCTCGCGGATGTTGCTCTTGAACGCTGCCTTACTGGTCGACT